TGCACCACACTTATATCCATGTTCAGTAAGGGCATCAAAATCCAAATTATCTGTAGGTGTCATAAACCCTCCAATCTGTACAAAACTATGCTGCTGACAAAAATACCAGTTATCTTTATAAAACACAACTGGATTAAGACAATGAGGACACTTCTTTAAATAGTCTTCTGAATGCTCTTCTTTTTCTTTCCTAAGAGCATCAACTATTTCTGATACAGGGATCATCACAGAGAACTCTGGTTTTTCAGAAGGGCCATGATCACTTTCATATGGATTAAATTTATCAGACATATCACGGAACCACTTGAAATTTATCATGGACCCAATCCAACACCTTTACTAATCCTATCAATGCACAAGCACCCCAGATAAGTGTTTGTTTCCAGTTCATTGATTTCCAATTTTCAAGAACTGTAAATCTGGTTTTTAAGTCACTGAAGTCTTTTTCTATATCTTTCTCAAGGCTATCTATTTTTATATCCAGTTCCTTCCTAACTTTGGATATCCTACTATCAAGTTCCTCAACAAATTTAGATAAGTCCGAAAACCGTTTATCAGAATGAGATTCATGGGCTTTGAACTTTTCAAACTCTCTTACATAGTTTTGCTTTATCTCATTGATCAGATTATAAAACTCTGCCACTTGTCGAGTACACCTTATAGAACAAGCAGTGGTATCACCTTGAATTCTATTGATAGCTGTATTCAAGGCATCTGCCCTTGTTGATAGAGAAAGAGAGTGATAAGCTATAATAGCATCAAGTTTTGCTTTTAAGCTGTCATCTCTCCTTCTATTCAAATCTTGTATTTCTGTATTTAGAACAGATCTAAGATCTTCAGGAATCTTGCGCCTATCCACAAAAACATGCGTGTCATCTGATTCTTTCATCTAAGATCTCTCTTAATATGTTTTTTTGTTTAGCGAGTTTTATCCACTTGCCCATTAAGTTTTCTATATCATCTTTCCTACTTTTGTCAAGGATATCTTCCGCACCTACACCAAAACTATCAAGAACTACAGAGCAAGAAAAGTCCTTTGAAATAAGAACAAAGAACATTCCTGGATTTTTCTTTTTAACAGCACCGCATAGAAGAACTCCAAGGGCCTTGTCAGGCTCTATGGCAAAATCAGCAATTACAATATCTACGTGTGGATTATCCTTCAAGGCCAGTATCGCCTTTGTATATGAATTAACACATATAGTTTTTTCTATCCCTAATCTTCCAAGAGAATCACAAGTATCTTGTAATGCTTTTTCATCAGGCTCAACCACTAACACTAACAAATCTGCTGTTTTACACATGACTTTCTCCATTAAATTATCCCCATCGGTATACCCTCTTTGCACTATAAGTTATTGATTCTGTACTTCCATAGGGATGATAGTCTCAATAATAGATTCTTTTTTGAACTCTGTGACGTAATTTTTTACCTGTTCAGTTGTGGCTCTATTATCCGAATCATTTATATCCACAGAGGCTTCATTGTCAGACTGTCTAATTTTCCAATCAAATCCTTTTCCGGCAACAAGAGTTGCCCCAACCACAGTAGCTGTAGCTAAACCAGTCCATTCAGAGTCTTTAATCTGTTTTGTTTCAATAGGTTTAACTTCTCTATTCACAACTATCTTATACTCTTTTCCATCTGGAGCAGGGAGAGTAACGTCCAGTAATGGTTTGGTAACTGCTGCATAGTAAGCAGAGTCATTTACTGCTTTAGCAGCTAAGTAGTTATTGTATGCTTCTTGTGATGCACAGCTTGAAAGCAGGGATAAGCTAGATATAATAACTACGGCATTTAACACTTTCTTCATTATGTTCCTCTTAATTTATTTTTCTGACTGTAAAAAATATATTGTAACTCTTTGAATAGTAACACAAGTATTTTTATTTTTCCAGTACATTAATTTAGCAGTCCAGTCCATACGGGTTTTGGTGGAAGAACTACGTACAATATAAGTTGGGCACTTGGAGGACTTTCAGTAACAACCGATGAAGGTGTGAGCTTTGATGCTGAAGTTAAAAGATAATTAATTTTTGTTCCATACTCTAAAGATTTATCAAAAGTTTTCTTTTTCCAATCTTCTAATGTTTCTGAATCATTGAATATAAAACTTGGAACACTTGATCGGTACAGTTTATATCCTGTCCATGAATACATTGTATTGGATGAGTCATCCATACACCATTCAACTCCAAACTCAGGAGTTATCACTTGTACCCAAAATATCTGAGATGCAATCTTGGATAAAGAAGTCCCGTTTACCCCAAATATTTCTACATTGTAAGTATCTTTATAATTAAGATTCGGTACATTAAAACTCTTTGAAGAAACTGGAGTAGTATAAGTATTTATTAAAGTTTGCTGTGGTTCAACATCACACCGATTCAGATAAACAACACTGTATATTTTTATTGTATAAGAATCGTAATTTATTGGAAGATTCCAAAATACTGTAAGCTGTTTGGTATCAAAAGAGTATGTCCCGTATAGAGGGACTGTTAATCCATATACGGGACTATTTATCAACAACAGAAATAGAACCAATCTCAGAAGCATTTCAACCCTGTTTTACGATTCGCTTAATGTCATACCTGATGGATTTGGTGGTAACTCTTTTGTAAAGGAGAAAGGGACAGATGTCGAAGCTCCCCATATATTCTTATATTGTACAGATACCACGTTATTTCCATTTTGAGCAGTCTGTCCAACATCCAATTTACAAGTTGATTTTGTTGCATCAAACGACACTGGAGCTAACTCAACTGCTGTTCCACTGTTCATTATGAAAACACATTTAGTTACTTGAGTGGATGTGAATGGAGTGGTAGACACAAATGGAGCAGCTTTTACAAACGACGCTGAACACACTATTAACAACATTAACAAAAAAGCCTTTTTCATTCTAATCTCCAAAGTTAAATTTTAGGCACTTAAAGAAAATATGTTCTTACAGGTATTGTAAATCTTCTTAATCAATTCTCCAACAGACCCAATTGAAAATGAATCAGGATTTGCAGCCCACACAGCTTCTTGTATCTGTGCTAGAGAATACTCATTACCAGAAGCAGTTACCTTTATAACTTCAGCTTCAGATGGTTTATAATTAATAGCACAAGCACTGGATATTAGTGAATAGTCAATTGGGTCAGTTTCATTATCTGTTAGAACTTCTCCAGTTATTTCTACTCTTGTTATACCAGCAGGAATAACAATCTTAGTTCCACCTAGAAGAAGCAAGTATCTTGAAGTAAACTTACCTCCTCCTTTTGGCAAATTTCCTTCTGCACTCATAAAAGCATTAAATGGACGTACAGCTTCATTAGATGCTCTCAGTGCCTTGTACTCAGGGTACACATCCAGAACAGGATGGAAAGTTAGAACCCCATTCACCGCATTGGCAGGATTCAGATAAATCTTTCTGGTTGCACCATCTATGGAACTTATAAGTGCCATTGTTTCCTCTTACAGATTGGTTTCAAGTGACGGTTGGCAAGATACAGAAAGATTCTGAGTTCTAGTAACTATCAGTTCACTTTTAGCAGCAGTGGCAACACCATTACCCTCCACCTCTATAACAATCGTTTTGTCAGTTCCAGCAGATCCACCAACTACGTCAGTATCATAAGGGAATAGAAATACTTTGTCAGCACCACCAACAAGACCCTTTATTTCTACACCATTCTTATCCAATACAGTAATGGCATTAGTTGTTCCAAAATCATTTGCTCCTGGCCCATCTTTAAAGTATGCGTGTACCCAGGCATTTGCATCAGCTTTTGCATTAGCACCGACTGAGATAGTGATCTCAGGAAAGAATGGGTAAGTTCTAGTAGTCCCTGCATCAGTTGTGAGAACAACCTTCTGTTGATCTGAACCAGGAAGAGCCTCAAGCATAAGTCCTTTTGTATCTGCTCCAGACCTTGTTACAATTTGTCCTGTGGCATTGTATGAATACCAAGTATTCACTCGTTTACCATTTGTTATAGTAACAGAACCTGTATCAATATCGTCATCTGTTTGAGCAAGAGCATCCAGAAAAGCTACACACTGGGCAAGAGATCCATTTCCAGTATTGTTCAAAACCCAAGTAAAATCTCCAGCACCTTCATTGAATCCAACTTCATTTTGAGCAACAGCAAGTTTCTCAAGAGTCATACCTGTCCAAGGGGCAATCTTAGCCCCTCCATATACATTGGCAAGTAAGAAAGATCCAGTAGTAAGATGGTTGGATTCTCCTAAAGCGAAACCAGCAGAGAAACCATCCATAATTGGAATACCAGAATCCACAAGAGTCTTTCTGTCGTAGTTCTTTCCAAATGTTCTAACATTTACGGCAAGATATGTTCGACTATCGAAGTCTTCGGCACCAGAATCACCATTTGCAGTAGTGCCAAAAACTTGTATAGGCTCATCAATTGGTCCTGGATATGAAAAGTTTACAGGAGCACCCCCAGAAGACAATTGGTAATAAGGTTGAGAAGTAGCCTCAATATTTCCAAGAGAACGAGGCCCAAAGTAGATGCGATTGATTGCGCCTGAAGCTGCTCGCCATACCATACCAGTGCCACGCAACTTCTTAATATCGGCTGTTGCTATCTTTCTGCCATTAGCCATCTCATAAGCACCAGCATACTTATAAGAACCGACCATGAATTTATCGAATCTTCGCAAAGTTTCATTGGCTGCTCTCCGCATACGCTCAAACTTGTAAAGAGCACGGGCAGTAATTCCTCCACTTGCACCACCAGTATTGAGAAGCGGATTGGCTACATTACCAGAACCGAAGTTCACCAACGTTAATTCATCAGCAGTGATAAGCTGAATCTCTCCAGTAGCAGTATCAAAGAAAATGTTTCCATTAGGAGCAGATCCCCTAGCTGTTGTGGATTCCTGTAAAAGATTTGCCGCCAGATTACCAGCAGCATCAAGATCAATTGTTGCCATTTTTGTTTCTCCTTAGATATTATACTCTGTTTGTAAAATGATCTTTACTGACTGACTGGTTGCATTGATCGTATATTCAGTTGTGGATTCTTCATACCCTTCTTTTATGATCTGAACTATTATATCAGTATTGGAAGAATATTCATGATTAAAAGTATAACTGGAAGAATTATATAATTCAGATCCAGCTATCTCAGTTCCAATTGTTCCTGGGGTTGGGTCTTTAAGATAAATCCTGTACTCATATCCAGTAATAGGTGCAAGTGCTGAATCTAACACCTCAAATGTGAATGGAGTAACATCAAGTGGATATAAAGTTCCAGCTTGAGCAGCAGCAGTGGATATTGTATCAATTCGTAAAAAGGCACAGGCAACAGTTTCCGTCACGATTACCGTTAATCGGAATTTGAGTTTAAATCCGGTTGAAGGAGAAATTGTTTCAAATGGAAGATGATTGAATCGGATAATACCAGATACAGTAGCAGTATTGGCTACGTTCACTGTAATGGTATTGGAAGTAACATCTGTAACCCGTGCAAACTGACCAATTCCAGTTCCCCAAGCATAATCTCCAACTTCAACACCAACAGCACTTGTGACTGTAAAGGTGTAAGCAGCACTTGATCCAGAGCCGCCCGCACGTTGATAGTAAAGATTATGAAAGCTTCCAAATCCAGAACCAGTATCAATAGCATAATGGATATCAAATCTTATTTGTGTTGGTCCTGATAATAATGCTTCTGTTCTTTCAAATCCAGTATGCCCGTACCGTGTAAATAGATCAGTGAACGTGCATTGCATTCCAACTGTATTTAGAAGAATACCACCAGCAGAGTTGAACTTTGCTGTTCCAGAGTTCATCTGAAATACAGCGGAAGTTTCAGTGGTTGGCTCATTGAATGGAAGAACTATTCTCCCTCTACCGTCACCCATGAACAAATCTTCAAAGTGAGTTCCATAAACAGATGCTGAACCAGTGACACTGTTTATCTCCTGACATCCTTTTATATAGCCATTCAAATCAGCATGGACAATGCCAATAAGTGCTTTTGTACTCCACACATGAAATCCAGCAAACACAGACTCATATAGCATGTTTTTATCTGAGTTGATATTGGTATATGGTGCAGTTCTTACTTTATCGAAATATATTCTCTGTAGCTTCACATCATTATTGTTACCACCTGTAACTCCGAGAGTACCTATTCCATAAGCGTTAGGTGCCCAAATTCCACCTGAAAGTTTAGCTGCTCTTGATCCACTATTACGAACTTTTATTCTGGCACAAGCAGTATAGGAAACAAGTCCGGTATAAGGATGACAATCTGGGATAGTTCCCCCAACACCAAAGGTTGTTCCATCAACCTTAATATCAGTACAACCAGCACCTAAAAGGAAAGCATAATAAGGAGTTGTGGCATTTGTTCTACCATTCAATCTATCACAATAGTCAACCCCTGTGAATATGATGCCAGCAGAAGCGACTAAAGATATATTGCCATTAAGAACTCTACCACCTGTAAAAGTTAAATCTGAGCAGTAGTTCAATATTAATGGAAAACCAGATGAACGAGCATATTGGACAATTGCTCCTTGTAAATCAGAGAAATCTATGCCTTTACAATACGAGATATTAATAGCATGGTCAGATGTTCCAACAGCACCACCACGAGAAAATTTCCCACCAACAACACCACCAGCGAAATTAGAAGTCAATATTAATGATTGAACGTCCAATGCTCCGTATGATGCTGTATGGGTATCAACAACATCCAATGGAGAAGCACTCTCAGATATCTGGAGTGAATCAAAGAATGCACAATGTTGAAGACGCATACTGAATGATTGTCCAAATGTAAAAGCACCAGAACATCCATAAACATACTCAAGATCAATAACACCAGCATTCGTTGTTACAAATTCCGGTCTGCTTGCAATTGCAGCAGCAGGAAGGGTATTGGTTGCTCTTGCAGCAGTAGCAACCTCATTGAGAATATTACTTCCAATCCATGTCTTTCTGCCAGAAGGAGAAACATTTCCAACAGTTCTTCTCAGTGTTACGTTACTGGAAGTAATAGCAACAGAGTGGGGCATATTTACACGGTAGTTGTTTGCATCAACAACAGTCTTTACCGTATATTCCCCATTAACACCAGTTCCAGAAGTAAAATCCAAATATACTTTATTTCCTACAGCTAAACCATGTGCTGTAAATGTAATAGTTAATGAATGGAGAACAGATACTGCTCCAGAAGTTAAAGCAGCAACGTGGGGATAAGCAATATTATATGTGCCAGTAGCAGGAACAGCATAAATTGTATAGGTTCCATCAACAGGAGTTCCTGTAGTGAAGTCACAATAAACTTGCTCACCAATATTCAATCCATGAGCAGTCATGCTTATCTGAATTCCAGGCTTGCTTGTTACGTTTCCACCTAGACCAGAACCAGCTAAAGGAACTGTGAAGTGATATGGAGAAAGAACAGTTACCGTATAAAGTGCGTCATAAGCAGTAGCACCACCAGATGTAAAATCCAATCCAGTTTGCATCCCTGTTTCAAGGAGATGACCAGTAGCGTAATAAACGGTTACAATATCAGCTTCCCAAATATAAGTACAAGAATGTGTTATCTCTGCATGGGTACTTGCTTGTGCTGCAAGGCTTACATAGGTGGATGCTTGTGTAATGTTCTCTCCCATCTGCAACTGACCACCGGCAAGTGCTCTTACAAAATTCTGTCTTGCATCAGTGTTTCCAGTAGCTTCCCCTATATGCTGATGTGCCCAACCATTTGTAGAAGTATATAAGGAAGGCCAATATTCGTATATGTCAGCAACAGCCGTTTCTACCCATAATCCGGGGGCAACCATTGCAGCCGAACCCTCAGTAGGAACCTGGAATATTTGACCTACACTTCCATTGGTGTTTTCAAGAAAGAATCTTCCACCTCTTGCACTGAACTTACCAAGACGAGGAACAGTTAGATCAACAGCAGTATCGTGTGGAAGGGACATCCATCCTTGAACGGAAGGACCAGAAGCGGATATATTCACAATACCTGTTATAGCTCCAGCAGAAAATTCTCCACCAGTTACTTCCCGAAACTTCATGAATCCAGAGGCAGGAATTGCAGCACCGACAGCAGTTTGAGCAGTTGTCTTTGAGGCCCAAATACCAAGAAGATATCCAGATACTCCACCCTGAGATATAGTGGTGCCGATTGCAGGAACAACAGCAGCACCAGAGTTGGTGAATGGCATCCAGCGAATGTTTCTTGAATCCCAGACAATCTCACCTTCTGTTACTGTTACAGCAGCATGAGAGCCAAGATTACTTGCGGGAGCATTTGCATGAACACGGTAATCCGTTCTGACAGTCCAGACAGCACCAGAGTTGATAATAATAGCTTCTCCAGCAGTCCTTGCGGCTGCATCGTTGAAAGATGTAACTGAAATCGTGGCCATTAGCTAAGAACCTCTTCAGATCGTCCAGCAGATAAAATGCCCATGGATTCCATACCAACTAAGCCAGAAATTAAATCAGGATCATCCAAGGATATTTCTTCCGACAGTTTAAACATCTCCAACCATACTTCTATGATTGGCTGAGTCTTGGCCAGTGTGTAGATTGCTGCCAATTCTGCTTGTGTCAACCTTCTCATAAAAGCCAACTTGGTCAGTATTCTGGAAGTATCTTTTTCTACGAAAGCCAGACTTCCATTGTGCCATTCATATTTGGTTAGATCAGGAATATCCCCTTGACGCAATTTTACTATCTGACCTTCACCTTGAATTAATGGTTCAGTGGATACTTGGATAAGTTCCCCAGTCAACTGTACTGCTAAAGCATAATAACTCATGTCAATGTCCTCGTTTGAGAAACAAGATTTCCAGAAGAATAGTTAAATCCAACTATTAGTACTTTACCATCAGATATTCTTGTAATTGTTTTACTGATTAGATCTTCACCAGAAAATAAGAATACTACTGAGTACAATTGAGTTGTCTTGGATGCATTGACATAGACATTATACCCAGTTAATGATTCCCCAGAGTACGTGAACTCTTTAAAGAACGACGGGTTAGTAGAGGATAAAACTAAATCAAGCTCAAGATTATCAAGTCTACCTACAGCATCTGAAGAACTAATCTCTTGCTCTGCTATCAGCTGTTCAGTGAAGTTCTGGTATACTTCTACATCTAGTTCTGTAGATAACTCTATATTTCGTAAATAGAAATGAAACAGGTTATCTTCTATAGTAAGTTCATCAGCTACTTCTATATAATCCGATTTACCTACTAGTAGTTCTAAAAAGTCAGTATCTAATTCATCAAGTAATCCTGTAGGAACCCATGTGGCAAATATAAAAGAGTCGTCTTCTATATCTAGAATATCTATCAGCCCTAGCGTATCTGTTGGAGTAGATACTTGTGGTTTTCTAGCTGCTAAAGCCATGTTAGATAGTGTTCCTAAGTAGCTGTACGAATGCGTTTACTGCTAATGAAAGACTAGATCCAGCTGTCCAATTAGCTGGGGTAGTCAAAGCCCCGTAAGACAGCGGGGTACCACCAGCCTGGGAGTCCCATATGCTTCCATGAGTGATTTGTGCCCCTTTGGTGCCTGAAGCTACGGGGAAGACAATAACGCCCGAATTTACTACCCCTATGCCCTTAGAAAGGGCAATTATAGAAAGCGGTATCAAAACCCTTGAATAGTTATCACCAGAAAGTTCACCAACAGCACAAGATGAGGTAGGGTCAACTGAATGTAACGCAAGCCACCTGTCTGCTCCAGCTAATGCAGAAATAGGAGTATTAGATACAATAAAATTCTTTATACTAGTAGATAAAACAAGACTCATTGGCATGATAGTTACCCTCTTGGAATTATAACACTAGCTTGACCAGAATCAGAACCAGTAAGTTTAATCAAAGATACAGTAGATCCTTCAGATATTTTAATAGGCCACACTCCAGCTGGAAGAACCATATCTGCTACAGTAGCAGGGCCAGTCCCTATGCGAACATGTGCCGCTACAACCATAGATAGAATAATCTCAGATCTAGGTACAGGAGCAGATATACTAGCTACTATATCAATAGATAAGTTCTCGTGAGATAAATATTCAAAACTCGGTTGTACTGATTGATTAGTACCACTATAGGTTAATCCTTTCATAAGTATACTCCTAAATTAATTTAAAGCAATTATAAACTAAGTGGGCATTTTATACAATAAAAATTACGGAACTACGCAGGGGTACTTATCAAGATTTTCTATAATTATATCTCTACGTAATTGAAAATGATTGTAGTTAGTGGACTGCCGGTTAAGTCCTCCCCAATCTAATTCTGGGCATATATCTATAACTAGATTACCAAATAATATGTACCAATTCAAAATAACTGAATTTCTTAAATTCCAAGACCACATGCCATTATAAAATACGTAATCTACAGCAGTACAATACAGTGGGGGATCATTATCAACATTGAATAGGTGCCTTGATAATATATCTTTAGTTCTTCCTTTAGACAGAAGGGCTTGATGCCTACTATGTTCTCTGCTAGTTTCAAATAACCGGAAAGGAGCCGAATGTTTATTAATTATATTATCCTGTATTCTACTATGAATATCTTTTAATACTGGGTGAACATTATCAAATTCTTTATGTACTTTAATAGACATACTGTAGTATCCTTTTACACAAGCATACAGCCTGTACCTAAATTATCATTCACGACAAGTATCATTACAATACTTGTCGCCACCCATCTCCGCGTAGTATTCACATTCGTCTATGTCATCCCCAGATATTACACAAGGACGTATAGTGCATGTGGGCTCTTGTACTACTATCTTTTGATCTTTGGTTTGTACTTCTGGATTAATTTTACGCACTAGTTCTTTCTCCTTGATTAACCGATATCCACTTGCTCTTGTAATATTGTTTGAGCAGCAGGAAGTTTGCTATTTATAACACCATCAATAATAAAAACGTAATCTCCAACTGAATAAGAATCTGTCCCTCCTTTAACAATAGTGCTTGAAGTTTCAGCCACATTCACAACCTCTACAGTTCCGTCAGTTTCAATTCTTATGATCTTTCCTATGGACTTGTTTTGTTTTGGTAACAAATTCATAAATTTTGCAAATGGATTAGACATATTAACCACCGATGTACTCGTTGACCTCTATTGTTTGGGTTACTGCAAATGCAGCCCTGTTTACTATATTGGCATTTATTTCAGTTGAAGATACTGTTCCATACCAGTTAGTTAAAACTCCTCTGATCTTTTCTTCAACTTGGACATATTCCCCTGGAAGAACAAGTCCCGTAATTAGTGGGGCTACTCTTGTTTTTTCTTCAATAGAGAATAGTCTCAATGAATGATTTATCCATTCACCAGTGTTACTCAGTATGTTTCTACCTTGCTCAATAGCTGATTGCCATGTTGTAATCCAAGGATTAGTGTAATCAGAAGCATAAATTCTATCTGGACCACCAAAAGTTTTGTACACCTCAACTATCGGAATTCCAGAAGAAACGCTTGATTTTTGTGCTTCTACTGAGTTTTGGCCAATAACATAAACTGAAGTGTAAACTGGAAGTGATTCATAGTTTCTTCCTATCTCAGATACGTAAGATGTCCTTATTACATGATCAACGTCCGGTCTGTGGGGACTTGTGGCATTCCAATACCAAGGAGGAACATTCACCAATGGTTTCACATAAAGTTTCTTATTGGCACTATGACAGTTTGGTTCTGTCATTATGAAAGCACCAATAGCATCTGTAAGTTGCTTGATTACCTCTATCTGAGTTAAGTTACTCCATGAGAATGTGTTTGGTGGAATTCCCCAATCACCAGCACTTGATGGAACAAACCCTGAAATTACGTTTTCACCATAAGCAGTAAAATCTAATTCCCAATTGGTATCATCCATATTTATTCCTGGAAGACTACCGTCAAGAACTTGTTCCATAATAGAAACTCCAGAAGTCAATGAAGTTCCTTCTGGATCATAAACATAGCTTGTCTTTTGATTCATAGGACTTCCGAGTTCCATGGAAGGTGATCTTCCTGTAACTGTCCAAGAATCTCTAGGAAACGATCTTGACTCATTCCAACTCTCAACTCTACAAACCCATTTCCATCCATTGATGTAAATTTCAATATCAGTGAATATGTTAAGATTACCTGGATCTGGTTTTATAAGATCAAGATAGTTTGATTTGTCTTTTCCAATTGTTAAGGAGAAAGCCCACAACCAGCTTTGTTTGTCATATTTTATATTTATTGATGTTACTTCAATTGGAGCATTATCAGGGATTCTTTTAACTAGGACTGTATTCATCATGCGATAAGTTTCCTTCAAAGGAGGTGGATAAATATGTGTTATTAAAATACCGTCAATGTATGGATCTCTTCTACCTGTGTGGTGATGATGATAAGGACATCTAGGATCAGTATTTAATCCATGAACATCAAAAGTGACTTTATAACAAACCCCAATCATAGCGGGGTCTTGAGGCTCTAATTTAAAATTAACAATTCCATCTGTTATTGGAATATACTTTGTAGAACAAAATGGGAAATAACTTAATGGACCCCAAGGAACTAGATGATGTTTATCTTTTGCTTCTGGAGATAGCCAAGGAATACTAAAATGTATTGAAGCATCTTCCAATGTATCATAGAAACAAGTCTTAGTGGAATCTTTTGGTCCAGGCTGTCTATAAGGAATTATAATTAAAGCAGATGAGTCAGTCTTCCCCCCGTAGACAATCTCTCTATGCTTATCTGTAATAAGAAGCGTATTCCATAATGATTGAACTAAATGATCTGGAAGTGTAAATTTATCCCATGTTGAATTAGTGAATTTATCCTTATTAGGAATAACCATCCAACTATCCGAGGCTTCATTGTTTACTAATTCAAAATCTCCATTACTTATTTCATCGAACTTGTCTGCCTTGTTTGCATTTTCCCAATCAAGTTCTGTGAATTCATCCAAATTATTTATCAATTCCCAATTACAGGAGATTCCACCAGTACTAAGTTTATTAGGAAGATCATTTTCTCGACCCGCTAATACGTTCATAGTACTGTTGTGAATAAAAATTGTACTGGGATCAGATATACAGTCAGGTAAGACTCGCAATAAATCTGTATCTGAGAATATATGAACTGTAGAATCTTCTGGGGCTATTTCTGTCAATGTCTCGAAGGGCATTGAGCTAGATTTTATGAAAATTGTACTGGGGTCAGAAGTAATGAAAGTACCTTCAACAAAGTACCAAGTATTATTGTAAATATAAATAGTGCTTGGAAAAGAAGTAATTCCAGTAGTATCTGTACTTATGTCAAAATTGACAGAAGAGCAGGACGGTATTACTATCGTCCTGAGTACAAAGTCAACAGCACCACAATATGGAGGAGTGTATGCCATGACTATTATGCAACAGGATCAGCCACAATTATTGTTAATGCGTAAAAAATTGTGGTGCGTCCAGACTCAATTTCATTTGATCCAAGAGTAGTCTGTGCTGTGGATACGTACCTCAATGCTTTTGTAACACTGTTTATTAAAGCTACATGAGAAACAATTCCAGCAGCATGAGAGACTACCCCCATTTTCTCAGCAATCACTAATTTTCTTCCACCAGTTCCAACATCATCAGAAATTTCTTTATCCCCTGAAACTAATGTTCTAGAGGCGAGGCTATAATTATTGTGAACTTTCCAAGTAACAGTGCCATCAGAGAAAGTAGCGTCTTGAACAGTTCCCCATGCAGGTTCTGAAGATCCAGAAGTACCTCCTACAGTACATTCATATACCTTCTCATTCTCTGTTGGAGGATGAACTATATCCCCGGCAATATACACATGACTTTGTAACCACAAAGGAGGCCGAACAGCATTGAAATAAGTTCCAGGTTGTTGTGTAGTCATTACTTGACCGTCACAAGCAGCTATATCGTTAAGTATGTAATCTTGTAAATCTTGTGGAATCCAACGAGCCATGAGTTTCTCCTTATTTTATAAGAACTTCTATGGATATATCGGCAGGATTTACCCATGTAGTAAGATCCCAAGTTAACCTGAACCTTATTGATTTTCCAGCAGTTGTTAATCCTACAGGAACATTTGGTATAGTGCCATCTACACACTCTACCCATTGAGTTCCACCTGTTATCCAACAATAAAGCTTAGTAGCTGCTCTGTAATTGTTCGTACTGTCGGGAAGTGCGAAGCTGTAATTTACACTACTTTCTGAAACAGTTGTACAATAATCAGACAGAAGATATAGATCAGATAACCAATAGTTCTTATTGTTTATTTTTATTGAAGTTATTTCTGGTTTAGAAGTTCCATCTGACCATAAAGAAGTTGCAATATGGATTAGCCCAGTAGAAGATGAATAGATTGGAGAAAAATCTGTTATAGCAGTCAAAGCTGTACTTCCCATTCTATTTTCTGGATATACCATTGCATTTGATATTGCTTCTTCTATGGAAGAGTTAGAGTAAACCCATTCTTGAGAATCATTATCCCAGTAATACGGTACTGAGTCTCCAGTGTGTCCGTGAACTGCCGGATCAGATGAAGCTATTGATTTCCAAGTTGAATTAAATGCCTTGTAAGTTAATCCATCAATAGAAAGTGAATAACAAACTACTTTAGCCATAGCAGATCCATAAATTCCAGAAAATGTCTTATCAGTGTAGTCATTAAATCCACCAGTGAATGGAGCTGAAACCACAGTACTAAGTGGAGTGTAGCTTCCGCCAGCTAAATATAATCTTGAACTTGTGACAAATACACTAGCACTATCACCACCAATTGGCATAGTAGCAGTACTAATACTAAAATCCCCAAGTACACCACTGGTGTTTATTGGAGCAACACATACATTTTTACGATATATTGATGTAGCATTATAACCTCCTAGTATGTACAGTTTACCCTTAGTAACAACTGCTGACATTTGAGCTTGCCCTGCATTACTTGGAAGAACATGTGAATCCAATGCAAAAGTTCCAAGAACACCTTCCTCATCTACAGTAGCAGAATATACGTGTGTATATGAGGTATTGTTTTGGTAAGTGTACTTGCCAAACAAGTACACCTTATTTTTAATTACAGCGATACAAGCCCCAGTTATAGCTATTGGTAAAGTTAAGGAGTAAACACTCCAATCCCCTAAAGTTCCATCCGCTGCTATGGTTGCTTTCCATATAGTTGTCACACCAGAAGGAGAATTATACCAATCCCCACCGATTAAATATACAGTATTCGCCGCAACTAATACAGAGGATGCACGAATAGGTGTGGGTAGGTTTTTATCGGACAGCACCCAACTTCCTAAAGTGCCGTCTGAGTTTATAGGGGCTGTATATACAGCTTGTATAGTTGTTCCCCCACTATTTGATCCACCGAGCAGGTATACCCTATTAAAGGTCATTACTACTGACGCATATGCGACATCATATGGTAATGGGGTATCTGCCACCCAAGTACCTAAGATTCCGTTTACATCAATTGGAGCAGTGTATACTTTATTTGAAGCAGCAATCATAGTACTACAGGTAGCTCCACCACCGAGTAGATATGCCCTGTTCTTAGTAACTACAGAACATGCACCAGCTAATGCTCCTGGAAGAGATCCAGACTCTGTTTGCCAATCAGCAATGTCTGTACTTTGTGAAGTATTTAAGTCATACTGCAATTTCCAAGGTTGTGCGTTATTGTATGTTCTAATAATATCTATAGAGTTAGAATTATCAGTAACCTGAATACTGGTCAAATTCTCTCCAAGAAGAACTGGAACATCCTGTTTCAATAAAGAGGTAGTGAAATTGTCTTTATAAATAGAATATCCAGAATTATTGAAAAGATCATTTATCTCAGTAGCAGTCAGTATCCTATTGAATATCTGGATGTCTGCTATTCTTCCAGTGAACGTTGTTGCCCCAATATAAATTCCAATTGCTGATACTGTGGGTTGAGTTGTGTATGAAGCATAATAAGATTGATATTTATCCTGATAAACGGTAATAGTTTTAGCTATTATGTCTCTAAGAACAATTATATGATTCCATCTATTTGGCATCACAGACACTGACGTAGTAGCACTTGTACTTGTATGCCTTACTATTAATCTTCCTGATGTTGCTGTGTAAGATATTTGGAACTCTGAACCAGTACCAAACAGCACAGTTTCAGAAGCAGATAACAATTCTGGGTATACCAATAAGGAAACTGTTATTGTTCCAGAAAGTAAGGATCTTGAAATACTATTAGTAATGTCTATATATACAGATGATCCAAATCTAACAGAACCATTCTTTTCAAATCTTGGCCCGTCTGTAACTGGCATTAATGGATAATCATAATTAGAAGACCCATTTCTAGCAAACCCAAATTCATTATACTTCGGGTTAGTTCCAGATACTTTTAAGAAGTCTGCCTTTATTTTATTGAAAATTGAAGTCACATCCAAATTAGATAATCCAGAGGAAGCTGACAATCTCAACATTACTGGAATGTTTTTTTGATTATTCTGTACTGTTGTTGAAGGAATGATAAAATTTGCAGTCGCAGGTGGTTGTGTGGAAGGTACAAATTTTGTAGGGTATGTTGTACTTAACGAGGCCGTATATAATTCATTTATTTGATCGGTATTTAATGCATAATCAAATATCATTATATTACACATCCTTCCAGTTCTCCAGGCACCACTCACTGCACCATTATACCCAAAAAAACTTATAACTCCTCCATTTATTAGTCCAGTAGTTGAAAAAATTCCGTAGAGTATGCTATCAACATATACTTCATATGAATTTTCTACAACTTCAACAAGTGTAAATAAATGCCAATTTGTATCTCTTATAGTCTTTCCTATACTGTATCCATTAATCGTTACATTGTTTCCGTAGTCATCCCTCCCTATTAAAAATGCACTAAACATTGGACCAATAAAACAACACATATCATTTGAATAATTTCCTGAATGAGATCCCCAAAAAGAAATTGACTTAAACTCTAACGGGGAAGATAACAACAAACCAGCCCCAGTTACTGAAGTATTTCCATATATGTATTTATTAAATTTACCAGGAGTTGAAAATAAAGCAGACGGAACAGTTCCTACGTTCATTCCTGAAATTTGTTCCAATGAATCATTGAAATCGAATGTCCAGTGTCTTATTGGGGGTGCTGGAATAATTTCTTCTACTGCCGCTGTAACGATCTCATGAGTATTCACATCCCCTTTTAAACATAAAGAAGTAAGTTTTAACCAATCAGCAGATCTTGATATACTGGAGATACGAAATTCATATATCTCCCCCTGGAAATACCTCTGTAATGAAAGCGCTTTTTCAGCACCTACTTTGAATGGGTAAGCTCCTCCTGTAGTAATTACATTCGTTAATGTAGTTGAACTTCCCACACCATTAACGTTACTTAACATATTTGTGGAGTTTATAGATATTGACAAAGAAGTTAAACTGCCTGTAGGTGCTAAAAAAGAAGTATCCGCAGCTTTCCAAGTAGAATTGAACCATTGAATAAATATTAAACCTGTGGAACTATAAGCACCAGATGAATCTGAGTATAGTCCTACCCCGAAATTTCCCGCTACAGAATAGTCCCCTTTATGAAATATGGTGTCTATTCTCGAAGTTCCAGTTCTTTTGAAAAATACATCTATAGAAAAAGAAGTCATACTAGGAATAGCTAATGAGTTACTGAGATAGTCGTTTACACCATCAAAATCTAGGGAAGATCCATAAGTTTCAGATATAACTAAATCTTCAGCAGTCATACTTCCGTTAGGTGATAAGTTAACACCGTTTAGGACACTATTTATAACGGAGTTTGCTAATAATGGCTGTTCACTCATATGGTAAACAGCAATATAATTAGTATCCCATACACCTTGAGCAGCAGTACTTCCGACATATCCGATTAAAGTATTTACTTCAGTTCCGACAATAACATCTATGACTGTATCAACACTTGATGATACAGTCGGGACTTTTACATGGAATACACATTTTTTGGATACAGCATCCCATTGTTCTATCTCTGCTGAAAGTGGAATGGTCCCTTGTTTAAAGATAAGTTTAGTCGGATCTTTACATGAAAAAAATAACTGGGTACGTACATCAACTTCACTTGATAATGGAATAGGAGAAAAATTTATAAGTAATGGGAAATCAACTAAACTGCTACCTACAGTTCCAGATGGAATAGTAACTTTAAAACCAACACTGCCCCCAGCAACTAATTCATATGTTCCAAGATTATCCCTCATGGACAAATCAATTACTTTATTCCAATCTTCAGATCTTTGTTTTTTGGATATGTGCAACTCTGCTAATTTACCATCAAAATAAGTTCCAGAATAAGCATCTTTTCCTACATGCAATAATCCAGCATTATTTGCAATTCTATTTCCAGTTGGTGTTGTTGTATCTGCACTTACGTTATCCACAAAGAGTTCAAGACTTCCTGCATTGCTTTTTCCATCGTAATTTACAGTAGCGTTATAGTCAGCAACTGTTCCAAGAACACCTGAAGTAACATCCCCAATCAAAGTTCCAGAAGTATCTTTGAAAGACGCAGTCAGCTGGTTAGAAGCATCGAACTGTAAATTCAACTGTTGAGAACTGTCTTGACTATCTGAGAGTGCTAAGTCAAGCAGACGTACCCCGTTCGCAATTGTATCACATCTGAATAAAGCTGTAACACAAGCACGTTGAGAATCAGATAGTACAGGGTACTTGATTTTTGCATATTCATCAGTACCGTTGAGATTCAAAGAATATCCAGTATCATGAGCAATGAAGTTGCTGAGATCAATTCCAAGTAACTCACCATCAAAATGATTTGCAGTTGAATCTTTTAGAACTGAATCTGGAATCATGTGGTAAACACCCACATAATCGGTATCCCATACTTGACTTGCTTTGTTTGTTCCGGTTACTCCTGATTTAATTGGAGGTATTTCTGAAGATATAGTAAGAACTGTATCTTCAGTTGAGGATAATTCAGGAATGGAAGTCCACAATATAGCTTCATTATTTTCCATATCCCATTTAACCACTTCTACTGGGAGTTCAGTTTCTCCAGCGTACACTGACACGGAATTCTCTGAATCAACAACTCTGTTTCCTATTGTATTTGCATCAGCAAACGTAATATCACAAACATGACCATTAAAAAACCCGGAGTTTCCAGAAGTTCCGGTAATAGGAGAACCTCCAAAAGCAGCACCTATTGATTCTGATCCTTGGTAATTTGCAAAAGTAAGCCCATGTGCTTTGGTTTCGATTACTTCTCCAAGGTCATTGTAAAAAGTCATGTTTGAGCCCTTCAGTTCAAACCTATAAAATGCAGCTATTGTTACTGGAGTAGTAAAAGAAGATGAAGTTAGTACATTAGAATTTCTTGCATATAAAGTTACGTGTGAGGTACTATCAAGCCCAATAGCTATACCTTCAAGATCGTAGCCTTTCTTCCATATACATTGAACAGTGGTAACAGCAACTGCAAAAAATCTTATGTAGATGTCAGTTGCTGAGGCATCTATTCTATCTGTACCAGCTACTATCTCTTCTAATGTTCCAGTGGGAGCAACAGATTTATATGGATGAGATGCTGGAAGTGCTCCTGTTGTTCCCCAACGGTTAGCAAGGAATCCTTCAATACCTTGCTGAACTTCTTTTGTAGGGATTCCAGAAACAATTATTATTTCTCCAAGATCAATAGCAGGATACCATGTAGCATAACCTCCAATCTTGAACGCAACCCATTGAACAATATCAACTCCGATTAATGATACTAGAGCATTTCTATTATTTAAAGCAGTATATACAGATGCTCTACTTGTAACTGAAGATAGTAGTCCATCTATGAACATGCTAGACGGTCTCCAAGAAGATACAGTGAGTGAAATAGAGGAGTCTGCACTATCTACTATTCCAACATAAGAAAAGTTATTGGTTCCATCTGAATAAGTAATATATTTAGTATCCGTTGTTCTCTGTATATGAAATATGGAAACTACTTGAGCATTTAATTTTGCAGTAGTTGCCATTACATCATCAGTACCCTCAAGCCTTACTACTGCTCTTCCATTTATAATATTTGTCTGTCTTGTTGGTTGGTAGGTAGTCGTAGCTTGAATAAAACTATTTCCATTGCCTGATTTATCTAGCCACTTGGAAACACCCGTTGCTATAGTGATTGTAGAAACATCGTCAGCATCGAACCATCCGAGAATTTTTGATTTACTTAGGTATTTAGTAGTGCCATTAAAATAAAATCTATCTGAATATAAACTTAATCCAATCATTGCAGAAAAATAAGAAGATCCTCCAAGAATATTTCCTATGTTTCCATTAGTTAAAGGAAATCTAGCTTTCAAATCAGTAGTTAAATTTGATCCAATTAAAGACAATGATGTGCTCGAATTTACAGAGGCATTGATTGTAGATATTGAAGGAATTGAAGATTTGCTATTTGTAGTGTTCCATAATGATCCTAATTCATTAGGTAAAAGTTCACGATTAAAAATCATTATGTTTTTTACCACTATCTCAGACGTACTTGTATTTTTTAATCCATGAAATGATAAATATTGAGTATTAGTTACTGTAGGAACTCCTACAGCTTTTGTATATACGCAAGCGCCACTTACGAGTAATTTATCCACACCAGAAGATGAGATAACTACAGCTACTTGAACCATTGAGTAAATAGGAGTTAGTAAAGTATATGCTAAAGCACTTGTCCAAGTAGATCCTGCTATTGAATAAAAATACAACGATCCATTATAAATAGATACATAAAGCAATCCGGGAATAGTAAATATTTCATGGTTTATTGAGTTCCAGTTATAGTTCTCGAATGAAAACACAACTGTTCTTGTTGCTGCTCTTGTGATTACAATTGGTATTGTAAAAGGTGCTTGCCATCCGTAATAAAAATTGTATCCACCTTTATTAAATCTTGAAGGTTCATAATCAATTGCAGGATAATTTCCAGTACAATCTTTTCCATCAGTATTCATTGGGTAACAGGCCATTAAAGACCCATCACCAAAAGGATCAGGGTTTAAAGCAGGATTGATATTTCCAGTTTCAAAATAGTTTGAATTTCCTTCATAAATTATTATATCGTTATCAGCATAAATACACCCACGTATTTTTCTTGGAAGGGAATACTGATTACCAGATACTTTTAAAACACCTTCTTTAAAGTTTTTATCAAAATATAAAGATCCTGATACTTTCTTTAAATTCTCATGCTGAATAGTGAACGGGTAAGATAATGGTGGCTTACTTGCAGCCATTATTATTGATCTATCAGTATTCTGGAGATCGTTATATTCAGGTCCATGAACAAAAGTTTCATTACACAGAGAAAGTCTGTCATAAGTCTCTGCGAAATATAATCCACTTTCATCCCTACGAGTAAGCATAATACCTTCATCTGGATAGGATGAAAGATAAATAACGTATTGGTGAGTAACAGCATCCCATACTGTAGATCCAATTAATTCTCCTGTAGCCCTACTGTAAGCTAGGAAAGTTTGATTTGAAGTTCCTGGATCAGCGGTAACTGTTCCAGAAATCTTGCACTTGGAAACCACATTCTGGAGAAGATTGGATACTTTGGTAGTTATATTATTGAGCATTTCTGAATCCTTTTCCAACTTTGAAGATTGCTTTATCCATTGTACTTAGAACTGTCTCAGTGTGAGGTGATATGTATATAAAAATAGATTTGTCTCCATCAGAATCTACTGTCTCAACATGAGCAGTGTTTGCTAAAGTTGCACTTTCTGCATTACTGTCCATTCCTATCGGTTCTAATACTCCTGGCAAACTTCCTAATATTAACGATCCATTACTTACTGTCTCATATAAATGTATAGCTGATCCAAATAAAGCACCCCCTAGTTTAACAGAACTCAACCAAATATTAACAACAAGCATGTTCTGACCAAGAACAGTATTTTGGTTAAATGGTAATATCCCTACATACACACATCCTCTAGCAAAGGAAGATCCTCTTGCAACAATATGTTGATATCCTGTAGAAGTGGTAGCTGGTGTATGTATGCGTAGATCATATGTTCTAGTTGCCATTGTTGGAGGATTAGTAGCATTACTGGCGATCATGCAGAAGTTCCATTTATTCTTCACATCCCAAGCATTGTAATCTCCGAGGTACATAGCAGAATATCTGTTTGCTGTGGTGGGTGACCCCGTCAAGTTATTAAATAGTATCCAAAATCCTGCGTCATCCCCTATAATAATCCAAGGAGCTACTCCAGGGGTAACTTGACTTTTGTGTATAAAAGCATTGACTCCAATATTAGGTATTCTTTCAGTTCCATTATTCAATGAACTCATGGTAGAAAATGCAGATACTTCTGTATGTCCTACTGAATTATAAGAAGAGTCATCGAATCTAATGAAAGTTCTTGTTCCACCTTTCATCCTGAAAGCTGAAATTCCAGTTCCATCAAATTCAAGAGTCCATCCCAATGAAGCAGTAGATCCATAACCATTTACAAGTACAGCTTTCAGTAAAGCAGTCAAAGATCCTACTACGTTATTTGTAAACACAGGAGCACCTACATCAGTGCTCCTAAATATTCTGCTTATTCCCATTGTCATATCATCACCTTATGCGCTATCGCCACGAATCTGAAAAATAAAGTCATCTGTTGCTTCTGTTGGAGGAGCCTGAAGAGTAGTTCTAACAAACCAATAAGGGTAGTTTGCAGCATCAGTATTTAATCGAATACTATTTCCAGAAGCCCACCCTACACCAAATCCTCTACTATCTATAGATAGATAGTTCTCTGCTGTTAATCTGTTCTTTATTATGAGTGAGTAGGTTCCATTTAGATTATCGAACCATCCACTTGTAGTTCCTGTAGCCGGAGGGGTGGGCACAGGAACACCTCCAGTTGGTATTGTAGCCCCAGACAAAACTACACCCAAATGCTCCCCAACTACATCAAAGGTACTAGATGATGTGAATTTAAGCAACCACCTCTCTTTTGTAGCTCCAATATTGGTTACTGTTACTGGAAAGTTTACAAAATCATAATTAGCCAGCGGAACAGATCCAATTAAATCGTCAGACCACACACTAGTCCAAGAAGACTGAACAAATTCATTATAACATCTTCCTTGAAGATCACCAGAAGGGAGTATAGAAGAAACTAAAGTTTCATCTTTTGGGTAATTATGTGTCAATGCATTTGTAATAGCTATATGACCAGTAATCTGTACATCAGATGCAAGACACATATCTTCAATTCGATGTATTGCATAGAAAGGCTGATCATACCCCACTGTAACTGCTGTGGGAGCTATTGTGACACTGCCATTATCAAGATCTACAGTGTAATTGATGACGTTATCAATCTCAGGATAATACTTGCCTGTACTATCATAAAGTTCAATCAGATCAACGTCACCCCTTGAAAGATTATAGGTAGTTCCTAGTGTTACTGGATTTGCAAGATTCTCTTGCAAAGTATGGTGAACAAGAACTATGTAACCATCCCTGAATATAGGTACTTTTCCATCCATTGGAAGTCTTACAGGGTCAAGACCAAGAAGTTCAGAATCCAATGGAAGATAAGAAGTAACTACACAATTCATTAATACAGTAGAGGCTCTTACTGAATACGGTTTCCAAACATTAGCCCCATCTATTACAGATCCTGCATACCAATCAGGTCTATCTTCAATTGGAAGTGCTGCATACGTATCTGTAACCCATGCCCCGAAAGAAACAACACAAATTCCTGTATCAAAATTTACAATTCCATTTACTCCCGTGCCTATTATCTCACCATTAAAATCACTCTGACCTGAAATTATATTTCCATTACCTAATGTAGCCCTTATTCCTAAAGATTGAGGAACTATAGGAGCAGCAGGAGCACGGAATACAATGGTGTTTACAGGATCAACAGCAGCAGTGCCAGCACAGGATTTTACTACAACATTTCTATTAGCAATAGAATTATCAGTTATTGTTACAGACCTTTCCACATAATTTACAGTGCCACACTCAGTACCAACACCAGTTGTGCCTACAACATCTCTAAATAGTTTTCCAGACCCTATATCCATCATGTAGTAAGTGGTAGCACCTACAGTAGCCATTATATCAACAGATCCTGGAACTATTTCAAGATTGGAATCTTCTTTTATAAAGAACTTCCTTGGAATAGCAATACTATAGTCATCTGTGGTACTTCCAGACAATGAGCAATAAGTGACTGTTATTATACCATCTGTTGGCCACATTGATGCTGCTGGAGCATAAGCTATATGATCAAAGGTGTACGAATTTTGCATAACCATTTGAAACGGATCAGATGGAATAACTCCCTGAGAAAAAAACACACTCCAAGTATAGACTGGAAATGGAAAAGTTCCTAATCTATCTGGCATCATGTGGACTATTCCAGTTGTGTAATCTATAGTGCTATCAAACCAGTTTGTTCCACCACCACCTTTTTCGTTCTTAAATCCCCCTGTAGTATTATCTTGAAATGTCCAAGTAGGGTCAATGTGTGCTCTAACAGTGGTGTTCTCATGTGCGGCATACTCCTCTTGGTTAGTGTGCCATTCAATAGTGAAAGTTCCCGGCTCTACCGGAAGATTAGTTAATTCCATAAGTACAGATCCATCGGACTCTCTTCCTGGATTAAATGACTCTGTGTGTTTATCTCCGTACATGTACGAAACATTAAAATTACCTATAGCAGATGGAACTTCTTGTGCAGGGCCTATTCCAAAAGATACTTTTCCACTTGCGTAATGAATTGTTCCTACCACAGTTGCGCTCTTTACCCAAGCACTACCTGACCATGTAGCAACAGTTAAGTTTCCAGAACCATCATCTTTTACAGCAGCAGCATTGGTATTCCAAGAACAAGAGAATGAGTTTTTTGCTATACCCGTATTTTGAGTAGTAAATTCATATCTTACTGGAAGTGTTTCCCCACTAAGATCATAATATGGGGCATCTTTAGCCCAGAATATCAGAATCATACTTCCAACATCTGGCATAGCCCCAAGTGTCATGGATATGGAACCTGTTAATGCATTAACAGACCCCGATCCAATTGATTGATCAGACCCAGAAATAGATCCATTACCTTTATCCCATATTGAGTACCATTTTCCATTAGCAAGGTAGTCAATCTTGACTGTTCCTCTTTTTGGGAGTGGGTTACAATTAAATACAAATACAAATCCTCTATTGTTTATGTCTATCTGTATAGCTCCAGTACTAGCAACCTCAGTTGGAGAACAAGCTGGAACATAGCTGATTGTGCCAGTACCAGAGGTGCTTCCAGTAACATTAGTAAATACACATATCCCAGTATCATAGGCTATACTTCCAACTATCGTGCCATTGTTTTCTATGTCACCTTTTGAATTATCTGTAAGTGTCAATCCTCCTGTCCAGTGGAATGTTCCTGGAAGAATACCTTCACCTATATAAAGTTTAGAATTTGCTGATATAGTAAATGAGATACTTCTTGTAACTGAAACTATTGCATTGTTTGTTTGGAGCATTGGGGTTACTGCTTGCCCAACACCAGCATCAGTAATTGCTGTCTGAGATTGGGCAGATGGAACAAGAGGGACATTAATACTATTTACTCTGAACTGAAGTTGTCCTGTAGTGGCATTCTCTGCTAATGAGGCAACCCCATAATATCTGGAAGCATCAGCAGCAACTGTGGTGTACACCATTGTATTCTGAGAAGAAGATCCGTATTGAGTACCAGCACCTTCCCAGAATATTTCTTCACCAATGTAATCTTCCAAAAGCATATTACCAAGTCCTATGGTAATTATTTTCTTTTGATATAATGATGTGCCGGACGAGAATTCTACTATTTCCGAAGAAACTGTGGTTATTCTCAAATATTGGCTTATCTCATTTGATAATCCAGCATTCATCATTAAAACAATAACGTCACCGATTTCAGGAGGAGTTTGCGCTTTATGTGCGTGGACTTGAATTTGCCTTGCTCCTCTATAATGATTTCCCCATAAAGCAACAGGGAAAAATGGGCCTTTTACAAGATATGCTTCAATTCTCTGTCTTGCTTCTTCTCTGGTATCAAACCAACTCTTGGATGAGAAGAAACATACAGATACGTGGTCATCAGCAGCATTTCTTGTTATAGCTGCATGAGATCCATAATAAGTAGCTCTACTATCAGTATTTATCCTAAGATATGCTTTTCTCAGAGATACACGACCATACACTCTATCAAGTCTTGAAATGTCTGGGTAAAGGTTATTTACAGACCCACTTATGACTTCTATGGAAGTCATCTGACCACCACCGTAGGTAGTATCATCCAATCTCTGAGAAGCAACTAGGGTGACATCCGTCTTGTTAATATCAGCCATTACAAACTCCTATACTGGTTCAACTTCAATTAGTCTTATAAATCGAATTTTGAACCATCCATCAGGTTCATAATTATCCCATCTTTTTATACTTTCCAAATTAAGAGCACCTTCAGCATGGTTAAAATTAACCGTATGTTGGAATAAAGGGGCAGAGTACACATAGACATCACTGATGAATTCTCTCTTTATAAATTCAAAAGTCATTTCCAGATCTGGAATGTTCCTCATAGTCATGAGCTTATCAAAATCAGGTCTAGTTATCCACCCCATGTCATCTTTTCCTACTAGGGTGATTGTTCTTCCATGTAACTTTATCCCTGTCTGGATAAGAAGAGCGCCAGTTAAAGAGTACTCAAGACTTTGCTCAACTGGACTCCAAATAGACTCATCTTCCCATTCCAGATCTTTTGGAAGATCTATTGTGTGGTATGGGTCAGCAGATGATAAACGGTAAATGTAATTATCATAAAGCCAAGACATTTTTAACTCCGCATTCTTCCAAGATTTAGGTCATTCAAAATACTGTCTATGGTTGTTTGTTCCCCATAGAGAGATCCATGATTACTTCCATTTACAGTTAAATCCAATGAGTGTCTTACTAAACTAGATGTATTTGTAAAGGAAGAACTCGGCATGGTGTCAACTATACCACCCATATTAAATTTCGGCAATTTGAATGCGTTCAAGGACTTAAAGAAATTTTGTCCAAACATTCTAACTACAGGTTCCCGTACTACAAATTCCCCAGGAGTTAAACTAGCCATTATAGAATCCTTACCAGGAATGGCCCCATTACCAAATGGTACATGACCCCCAGTATTGAACCCAAGCACACTTTTACGTAGTTTCTTAAATAAGTCCTCTGAAAACTGCGGGCCTTTAATAAGTTTATTAATTAAATCTCGTGCACTCATCCTATCTATATCTTTCTTAATAGAATCTATAGTGGTTGCTGTAGAAGAATCTTTAGTAGTAACGTTAGCCTCATTTTTAGCATCTTCTAAAGCTTTTGCTATGTTTTCTTTTTCAGTTGCATAGTCTGACGCAGCGGTATCTTTTATAGAAGAAAATTCAGAACCAGCGGAATCTTTTGCAGATTGCACACTTTCTATATACTGTTTAGAAGCCTCGTCCATAGTAGTACTAAAAGATTCATTCTCGTCAGCTAAGTCTTTATCAAACTGCTCCTTAGCTCTTCTTTTATTTACTGTATACTCTAAAGTTAGTTGCTTCTCTGAATCCGTAAACGTAACTGCTGTTTTACTTTTTTCTTTATCAGAGTCTGCTTTAGTCTTTACATACTCCTCAGTGGTCTTTTTAGAATCCAATTGCAATTTGGCCAGTTCTTCATCGTGTGCTTTTGCTATCTCTGTTATATCTTTACTGCTATAGTCATCTTTTAAAGACAATGCAGATGTTTTTGCTGCTGTATAAGCAGATATATCTTTAAACGCTCCAAGCTGATTCAAAGACTCTACCATAGTTTCTATAGCAGTAAAATCTGGTTTCTCTGTGTCTTTTGGCGTATAAGTCCCATAGGGAACTTCCACACTTTGCTTATCTTTTATTAAGGTATCCCAATCAAAAGTTTTCAATAATGGATTAACATTAGCACTACTCTCTGGTATTAATTGCCCCATATTATTGTATGTACGGGTACCAAGAACATTCACATCTCTGGGCTTTTCCCAAGCGTTCAGCCCAGCATACAAAGGTTTAGGATTAGCATCCGCAATTAATTTTAGGGCTTTAGCTATATTAAGACCTATTCTATTAGATTCTATAGATGAAGTATCTTGCTCTAACTGCATCTTAACTTTATTATC